ATGCCGACCCGCTCCCCCCCCCACCACCCCCGACTGCTCCGACCCCGAAGCCGCCTGACCCGCCGGCTGTTCCTCCTGACGACCCACCGGCCCCGCCTCCTGTTCCTGTCCCTTTCCGCCCGTAATCCGCGGAAACTGTGATTGTGTCGCCGCTGAAGGTGGTCGGCCCGGACCCGTCGAACCCACTCGACCCGTAGGGAGCCGCCGGACCGCCGGCCCCGACGACAACCATGTACGTGTGAGTCGGGGTGACCGCAACCGTCGCCGTGGCGTACTCGCCCCCGCCGCCCCCGCCGGCCTCGCCCCCTTCCGCCCCGGTGGTCGACGCCCCGCCCCCGCCCGGCCCGGTGTTAGCCGCGGTGACGAAGAACACGCCGTCCGGGCAGACCCAGTGAAAGGTGCCGGCTGTGCTGTACGTTTGAGTCGGCACGTCAGTCCCCCCGCCCGGTCAGGACGGCCGCGTAGTGCCGAAAGAACCGGGCTTCGCCGGGCGTACCTTGCGGGACCTGTTTTTTGTGAAACGGGTGCTCAACAAGAACACGGCCTTCGTGTCGACAGAGGCTTCCCCAGCCGTTCAGGTATTCGACCGACCCGAGAATATTCACCCTTGTCGGCTTCGCCGACAAGGCAAAGCTCACCTGGAGGGCATCCTCATCCCCGTAAATGGCCCATTCGGTGGGTGATTTTCCGGCAGGAAAGTAGTAGTCCCGGTGCTGACACAGCCAGTGGGCGACGACGAGCTCCGTCCAGCACAGGAGTCGGTCGACGGCGAACTGACCGCCCTGAAAACCCCGGGGGGCTTTCGGTGGTCGGGCGGCGAAGCCGAGTCGGTCCCAGCGGGTCGAATCCAGTCCCTTCTCCCAGGCCGCGAACGGGCCCGTGCCCAGGAGGACGGACGGGTCTGCGGCCACATAGGCGTCGGCATCAAGAAACAGCATGTGCCGGTACGAGGTGTGGGTCAACGCATAGAGCTTGGCGGGCCAGCCCCCGTCCCGCGGAGGGACCCGGTTGTCTTGGTGGTCCCGGGCAATCGCGTCCGCGTCGACCAGCCGCACGTTCAGGCCTTCGACGTCCTCCGGACGGATGCTCCCGGCCGACGACCGCCACCAGACCTCGACCGGCAGCGTGCAGCCCACGTCCCGAAGCACACGGACCGAGGCGGCCAACATGGTCCAGTACGTGGCTTCGCCACAGTAGAGGACGGCGGCCCCGCCCATCGGCGGTGGGGCTAGCGGGCGGCCGGCTAGTTCACACAGGGCTTCGTGGTGAGAGGCGGCGGGGGCCGGGGAGCCGTACGGACAGGTCAACGGGTCGAACACACCCGGAAGAAATTCCCGCGGGGTGGGCCATCTGGAACAACAGTGCGGGCAGGTCGGGGACCGGGCACCTTCGCAGTTACACTGATATACAGCCACGGCTCCTCCGGAGACACTCTCCGAAAGGGCTCATACACCGGACCGGACTTCGTCCGGTCGGACCGGGACCGCCCCCCGCCGCTCGGCCTGGAGTCCGGCGGCTACGACCGCCAACCGACAGGCCTCGAGCCAGCCAATGCCGGCCGCGGCGCACAGCCCGAGCACGGCGAGTACCTGGTCCCCACACCCGGTTGTGTCGACAACTCGGGAGGGGCGGGCGGGGACGATGGACACCTCACTTCCCTGCCGGAGCTGCGCTCCGGTCGCCAATGGTGACTGTGGGAGTTTCACTCCCGTTGGCGAAGCCAACTGCCGGACCTCCGGTCCTGTTGACTGAGTCGACATCCAGAGTTCCAAGCCGGCCCCGCCTTTCGTAATGACGGTGACCGGGGCTATCCCGGCCAACTCATGCTCGTTGCACTTGATGAGGGTCGCACCCTGATAAATGTCCCAGGGCCGTCCCCGGGCCGGGTCGACCAAAACGGGCACGTTGTGCCGGCCCGCAGTCGCCATCAGTTCCGGCAGGAGAGATTCAGTAAGAGTGCCCTTCCCGTGGTCGCACACCAGGACGACATCCACCTCAGACACGAGATGAACGGGGTCGGTGGTTAACCCGCCCGAAGTGTCCATATCGTGCCGCCAGGCCTGACGGCCGTCGACCAAAAATCGGGTCTTGATTGAGGCCGGACCGGCAACGAGCTGGACGACCCCGCCAAGCACCTCGACCATCGCCGCAACGGCCCCGGCCCCGCCCGGTCGGGATTCCCGGTGAGTCTCCGTGAACACCGGGCATTCGGGGAAGGCGGCGTCGAACCGGTCAATGCGACCGCGAATGTCCACGTCCAGCATCAGGTCGCCGACGACGAGAATTCGTTTGCCGCGGAACCGCCCAGCGTCAATCATGCCGGCACGGTCGGGTAGTGCCAACGGACAATATCCGCCGCCTCCTTGAGGACCATCTTCAGATTGGCGTCGTCGGGGTGGACGACCGGATAGCCGGAGACGTGACCGGCGTACGAAACGGCAGCCCTGTAAGCGGCGGCACCCGCGGCGTTGTCGGCCGAGGCGATGCCGTAGGTGTCTCGGTCGATGACACCAGAGGCGTCGGCGTAGACCGCAAAAGCAACATCGACGACGGCGGTATCGGCAGAGCCACCGAAGGGGACAATTCGGCGGGCTGCTCGCACGTCCTCCAGCGATACACCCTCGTCGCCCCGGGCCCATCTCTCGCAAAGGTCAAGAGACCGGACCCGGTCGGTTTCTAGAACCACGCTGCCTTGAATCGGGGGAGCCAGCCGGGCACACTCGGTCGCGACCCGCACGAGCTTCTGCCGGGCCGCCGACTCGCGGTTGCCGCTTAGTTTGCCGGCGACCCACAGCATCCAGTCGCCTCGCTCGCAGGTGTCCCAGGCGGCTTGAGGGTCAGTAAATCCGGCCGCGAACTCACGGGCTTCGCTCGAATCGTGATTTGTGAGGAAAGTTAACATAGCGTCTCCGGAGTTAGTCACCGACGAACTTTGGCGGACTGTCCCAGTCAAGCTTCTCTTGCGAGACCCCAAAATCATTCAGTCGCCGGGCCATACAGACCGCCTCGCGGACCAGCCGAGCTAAATCCGGCCGGTCCAATTCCAGTTCTTCGTGAACGGCCCCGAGCACCGAGCATAAATACTTCCGCCGACCCGGCTTGTACAACCAGGTGTCCCTGTCCAAATGCCGCCGCTGCTCGTCATCATCCGCCGGGGTGTACGCCCGGAACGGCTCCAACATGGACAAGGCGGTTGTCCGCCGAGGAACCGGACGCGGTGATAGCTGTTCGACTTCGTCCAAAACGCGGTCCGGTGAAATCGACTGAAGGTTCGAACAGGACGCCGGACACCGCTCGTCCACACCAAACCCACAACAGCCCGAACAGGACAGTCCGCCCTGGACACATGTGACGCGAGGATAAACGCCGAAGATTTGTTCGACGGGGGTCGAGCCGCCTAGAATAATGGTCGGGACGCCGAGAATCCCGGACAGGTGCGATAACCCACTGTCTGTTCCGATGGAACAATGCGAATTCAAGATGACACCGGCAACTCGCTCGGGCGTCTGGCCGGCGACCCTATCTCCCCGAAACCGCCTGACCTTGTCTTCGTTCGTGTGAAAGACGGCTGTCTGGTAGCCGGCCCTCAGTAGCATGTCCTCCAGCATCAGCCAGTGCTGGAGGGACCATTCGCGAGCCCGGTCGGTCGAGAACGGGAACAGGCAAACACGACCCGCGAGGTCGGTTCCCGCCGCCCGAACCACATCCGCTTCGCGGAGGGGCGGAATCAGAACTCCGCTTGCTCCGATATTACGGGAATACCGTTCCCACCGTGGGATTTTATAGCGGTTCTCGTTCTCTATAGTATACCCAGCGTTCAATTGCCGGGCCCCGACCAACATGGCCTCACTGTGGGCCCTTGTGTGTCGACCCAGATGAGCGTATCCGGTGAACAGCCGGACCCAGGGCTCGGCCGTCTCGCTCACCCGATATTCGACCGGCACGTCCGGGTTATCGGCAGACAGGCGGGCGACCGAGAGGAGGCCGAGGAGCCCGTCCCCGATGCCGCCGGCCCCGTGGTCCACAACCACAGCACCGGGACAGAACGGGGGGTGGGCGACCGAGTGAATGCTGGTCAGTTGCCAGCGAACCTTACAGTGCTCGCAGGAAATGTCCCGGGCACCGTTGCAGGTGCAGTGTAGAACGGCCACAATTATTCGTCGCCATCTTCTTCGATGGGCTTCCCGCGGTATTTGGTCCACCCGCGGTGGTCACCATAATCGCCCTTTTTCCGAGACGGCTTGCCCTTTTCGGGGCCGCTCGTAATGAGCTTGCGAATCGGGAAAAGTTCCCCCGGCCGCTGCTTGGACTGACCCATCGAGAGACGGGCCCCACACTGGTAATTGAGGCAGGTCATCTCAAAATAATCATTGGAATCTACGTTTCGTTTTGTGAACGCGATGTCCTTACACTTGCAAAGGCCACACTCCCGCTCGCCGAACACTTCGGCCGACATGGCGAGCTGGTTATAAACTTCTTTCTGGGTCGCACCCTGGGCCTCGACAATCACCGTCGGGCTAATTTTAACCTGAACTTTAAGCATACAAACTCCAAATTGGCTAAAGGAATATTACACGTGAGTTATGCGAGACACTTCAACCCGTTCTTCCAGTCCGGGTCGTACCCGAGCACTCCGGCAGGGATGGTGGACTTGTCGTGCTGCCAGGGCTGGAGTTGGGCGAACGACTTTTGGACCACCCAATAAGGAATAAAGTTCAGGTCTTCACCCTTCTGGTCCTTCACGTAATGCTTCCAGGTCTGCATCAGGAATTTGGTCACGTTGACGTTCAGCCTACTACACATCATGTCCAGGCCGTCAACCTGGGTCACAATAATATAGGCGTCCGCCCCACTTTCCCCGGGGCTTAGCCCGGACAGTTCTTCCTTGGCGTACACGTGCCGGAGGCGGAATGCCCCGCGGAGCAAGCTGGCCTTCGCCCGGGTCGCGCAGGTGGCGGACGAGAACTGCCACGCGAACGAGTCCTTCCGGCCGCCGTTCCCGTTGAACGTGTCCCCGACATGCGAGTACCGAATGGTCCGCCCGGCAATCCGCCCGAGCCAGTCGAACTCCGGCGGGTGGTCAATCGTGATGCGGGCCACCAGACACGTGTGGTTCCCGTTGTGGACGTTCGGGGCCTGGCGGGGGTCGATGTCGATGTCCACGATGTCGCCGAGGTACTCGTAACAGAGGCGTTCGAGGCCCTGGTAGGTCGGGCACCCGTCATGGACCTCGTCCTGTGTCAGTTTGGACATAATGAAGGGAGTCCAGTCCGCCGAATTAATGGGTGGGACTGCTCCGCAGCCCACGGACTGCTCCCCCTCTCCGGTGGAAGCTCCGCTTCCGTCGGCGAAGCCGACTGCCGGAATGTCGGCAACGACTGTCGGTCGAGCGACTTCCAGGCGGTCCAAAACGCCCCCCAGGAGTTCTTCGGTCGGCTCGGCCAGTTCAACTTTCCGCTTGGCCATCACTCACCCCGATTTCGTATTCACCCGGTTCGGACTCGTCCTTCACCAATTTTAGCGTGTCCAACAGCGAATTCAATAGTTCGATGCCTGAAACCACCGACAGCCGCCCGGGGGGGATGCGGACACGGACCACATGAAAGCCGGCTTGGCGGGCCTTTGTCCGCTTTTCGGCCGCCCGCTCGCGAGCCGCCTCCAAGGCCTCCTCGCCCCAAATCGGCAAGTAAGTGGGGGCTCCCTCGACCCAGACGGCCGCGCGGATTTCCGGCAGGAGAAGGTCAGCATGGACGTCCCGCTGGAGCACCTCGTACCCCGCCCGCCGGAGCCCCTCGGCTAGCAGGCGTTCGGCCCGCGACCCGGTTTTGGTAACCGCCTGGAGGGCCCTGTTGCCCCTGCGCGCGACCCGGCGTCTTTGGGCACTATTTTTGCCTTCCCAGGCCTTTTTTCCGGCCTCCGACCACGCGCGCCGCCGCCGGTCCGTCGCCTGCATACACTGCCCGACCAGGGTCCGCGAAATGCTCAGGCGTCGTTCGTCCGAGCAGGGCTGGCCTTTCGTGGGGTGCTTGTGCCTTCCCTGCCGGATTGCCGCCGCCTGGGCCTCGGCCCGCGTTCTCAACTTGTCCCAGTGCCGGCGTAATTCTCGCCTCACGCGGTTGATGTTCAGGCCGGTCTCGGCCGCGATTTGCCGGGGACTTTTTTCGTTCGCCCAGTATTCTCGCTCGAGAAACTCTCTTGTCAGCTCGTGCATAGCTCCATCAACTCACTCAGGTTCGCCCGCTCCACCACCCCGGCCACCGGGACGCCCCATAGGTCTTCAACGAGCCGGCGGTGTTCTTCGGTCTGACAGACCAGCTTCAAGGATTTATCGCTGTAAATTGACCGGAGGGCCCGGTACGGCCGGTCCGTCAGCCTCAGCCACTCGAGGTCCCACAAATAAAACAGACGGGTCCGGGCGGTCGGGCACAGCGAGAGCTTGCGAGCGGTCGACAGGCTGGTGGCGACGACGGGGCCGTCGAATCCCCAGGCCTCGACCGTATTCATCGTGGCCCCGAGTGGGGCCTGGAAAGCAGGGGCGAGGTCTTCGTAAAAAAAAACGACCGAGGCTTGTCCACGGGCCATGAGGTGATTGGCCTGTCGAACCAGTCGCCAGTTCAACTCGCTCGGCCCCAAATTCTTGACCATTATGCCGACGCGGTTCATTCGTTCGGTGTCCTGGTAAAGCCAACAACGCCGCCTTCAGTGCTCATCAAGACCGAAATTGGCCCATACCCTTGTCGGGGACCGTCGTCATACACGCCACAATAGCCATTCAAAATCCCGAGGAGACCGACAGCCCATTCGCCTTCCATAGGATAAACCTGAACGGTCGGGTGCTCGGTCATTTTTGTGTTGCATGCAAACCGAGTAATAACCAGTTGGTGGATGAGACTCGGGTCGACTTGTAGTAAGTTGTTTAGATAAGCAATCAGTTCGTCGGTGTCGGGTCGAATCGCCATGTTTAAAGTACCTTTCGGACCTCAGTTCGGATTCTCTCGTGGTGCTCGGGCGGGGCCAACAACAACAAGGCGTTGCCGGACGGCCGGCCGCCCCACGCTCCCGCCGACCGGGCCGCCGCATATGCCAAGTCCGCTTTCGCGGAGGGTCCGAGAAGGTGTTCCCGTTCGGCCCCGTACGCCTGGTCGACCGCCTCGCCGACCCCTTCCCAGTCCTGGTGCTGTGCGCGTTTGACTGCCCGCTCGGCCCACCACAGGCAGGCCCACCACGCAGCCACCGAAATCGGCTTCGCCTGTTCGGGTTCGGCCACCCCGTCAACCACCAGAAGGGCCGGGGTCGGCTGCGGGGGGCCGTCGACCGTATACCCGTGTCGGTCCTTGGCTCGAACGACGAGTTGTCCGTTGACAACGACGAGCCCGATGCCGGACCAGTTGCCGCGTTCGGCGGGAGTCATGTGTTCGACCAGAAATTGAGGGGTTAACATCAGTTGTTCGCCACCACATGAACGAACTCGTCCGGGGCCGTCGTCCAGATTCGAGGGCACGGATACAGAACAAAAGCCGCCCCGCTGTCGGCCGAATTGCCTGCCACGTTTTCCGCCCACTCTTCCCGCCGCCAACAGCACCCGATGGTCGCGACGGAAGGCGAGTCCTCGACCATCTCGGGCGTCAAGTTCGACCCCAAGTCGTCCAGTCCGTACACACCGAGCGGGCCGACCGCCCGGAACTGAGCCGCGACCGGTCCGTTTTCTGCCGCGGTGCGGACTTGCTCGACTGCCCCTGAAAGGGGGATGGCGGACGCCGGCAGGGAAAGGACCATTCGCCCCCGGACTAACTCCCCCAACCTCACATCACCGCCGAGCCGGACCAGTTTCCAGGGACAGGTCGTGCGGTAGGGTAGGAGTTGCTCGATAAGCCCGTCGTCGTGAGCGATGTCCACCACGACCAGGTCGAACGGGACCGTCGGCCGGTCCACCGACAACGACCACATCAGGCGGTCGATTCGGGTCTCGGGCTCGTGGGCGGTGGCGAGAATCGTCAAATCGGGCACGGTTCGACCCCCGCGAGGATTTTTTGAAGTTGCTCCGCCAGTGTTATTACGGGCTCGTCTTCAACAGGCTCACCCGCCAGAATCTGAGTCACACTCGCCGGTCGGCCGCCCGCTTTTCGGACGGTCATTGTTCGCCCCACATCGCCCCCCAGGTCCAACGTATACCGGGCCGAGGCGTACACGTCCGCGATGTCCACGGCCGGCACATACCCGGCACACTGGGCGACCGGCCAGGGACCGCGACCGAACACCTTCAGGTGCAGGCCGGCTCCGAGAATCTGGCGGAGTGGTTCGTCGACCTCGCTCCGGTATTCGCCGACCACTACCACATCACACACGAACTCGGGGCGGACCCGGCCGCCGGCAAAATCAGGCGGGCAATCGGCCGCGGGAGGAAGGGCGGAGACTTCAACGAGACGAGTACGTGGATATCGGGCCAGAGCCCTGCCCCCACTTCCCTGCCGGAAGGAGACTTTATTTCCACAGAAGACGATGTCGGGATTGCATAAGAAGGAATCGAACGGCCGGGCCGGGTCGAACGCGAACCCCTGATGACCCAGATAGCCGGCGGCCCTTACCCAGCCGCCCACGCGGTCCAGTGCGAATAACAGCTTCATAGCGGCACCTCGCGGGCCCGCTTGATGTCCGCCCCGCTGTCGATTTCCACCAGCTCGGCCGTGTCAACCAACACGGTCTGAAATTCCCCGCCTCGGTCGATGATGCAATTCAACAGTTCATGTCCGGCCGCCCGTCGTCGGTCCACCGTCGCCGCCAGCTGTTTGAACAGGGCTAGCTCCCGCCCGGTCAGCAGGACGATGCCGGTCCACTTGGTCTTCAGCCCATAGTCAAAGTGGGTCGCCGCCTGCCCGACCACAGTCACCCCGACCTCGGCCGTGCCCATCTTGCCGCAGCGGTCTACCACGACCACCGATTTGGTGCCTCCGATTCCTCTGAGGGTGGCCCAGTTAAATACCAGGTCTCCGTACACGACCAGGACCCGGTCGGCGGTCGTCGCCCGCAGGCCCATTGCGATGGACCGAGCCACCCCGGTTTCCTCGTAGTGCTCGTTCTCGACCACCCGGACCCCGGCGGGCAACGTGCGGATGACCCGCTCGGCCTCGAACCCGACCACCACCACAATGTCTACTCGCGGGCACAGCTGACGAACCAAGTCGATTTGCCGGCGAAGAACCGTCCGCCCGTCGGCCAACTGGACCAGGCATTTGGGCCCGTACGACCGCATCCGCCGCCCTATTCCCGCCGCCGGAATCACCACCGCGAACTCGTCGCTCACCGCCTGACCCTCAGTAATTGTTCCGGCAGGGAAGTAATCATGAACTGCGAGCCCATCCGCCGGTTGAACTCGGCTTCGGTCTGGGTGTCGGCTTCCGACACGTACCGACCGACCCGCTCGAACACGTACCGGGCGATGGCGAGACCGGGAGGATTCCAGTGAGTGCCGCCGGCACTCCAGGGTTGTTCGTGGACGCGGAACCCGTTTTGAAGCCTGTCGACCAGGACGGCCCCGATGACGCCGAGGTCTTCTTCGAACGCCCTGGTCACCTTCGCCACATATTCGGGTTCGACCACGTCTCCGGCTTCGAGCGGCACGAAAATGTCGAGGCCGCCCCAGGCGGTATCCAGGAGGGCGTTCAGGACGTCAGCCCGCCGGACTTCGCCCGCCCCCATCCCCAGGCAAAAGGCGGGTACTCCGTGGGGACACTTGTTGAAGGTGGAGGGTCCCTCTCCTGCCGGACCTTCGGTCCCGTCGATAGTGACACTGTTCAAAAGGGAGGCAGCCTCATCGAGACTTTCCGGTCCGACCATGATGGCCACGCGGCGAACCCCCGCACACGCGGCAATCGACCGGAGGGTTTCGTCCAGCTCGGGTGCCCGGCTGGGCCCGAGAGCGGATACCGCGAAAATCACTGCGGGGGCGGACATACGTCGTGCATCCTCCGGACGAAGTCGAGCCGGCCCGAGTCCCCGACCAGCTTGCGAATCTTGTCGGACACGTCGTCGTACGGAACCGAAATGGTCCCCCCGTCCGGGAGAGGTTCGTCCCGAACGGCCCGAGCGGACCCGCCGACGAACCGGTGTGTTTGCAGGTGGACGATGGGCCCGAGCACTCTGGCGTTCAAATCCTCGGACCCGAACTGATAATTACACTGGTGAACCGGGTCGACCAAAAAGAATTGTTCGAGCCGCCCGTTGACCGCTTCTTCCAGCTGGGCCGTCAGGTTCGACCAGGCGATGGCCCCGGGGTCCATCACCGCATAATAAGTGCAATCGGCCGGCGAGAGCTGATTCGCCACCAGGTCGACCGCGAACCGCCGCTGGAGAGGTCGCCCGTCTCGGTCCCGCTCGTGGGCGATACGAACATTCCAGGCGAGCCTGGATGTCGGTGGGAATTCCTTGCGAAGGGCGGCAAACACCCGGCCCGAGTTCGGGGTGTTCGACACCAACACAAAGTGAACGGTGACGGGGTGGGTCTGGGTCTCGAGGCTCCGGGCCGTGTCGACAATATCCCGGACGTCGGTCCCGTGCGGGCAGGGCACGATGGCATGAAGCCGAACCGAGATTTCCTCACGGGCTTTTTGAATCTGCTCAGCAGGCGTCAGCTCGCCGCCCCAACCACTCTCCTTGTTCCGGCACATGTTGCAGAGTCGGCCCTGGACCAGGACACTATTTGCGGCCCGCTCAACCTTCACGCCCAATTTTTGGTAAGTCTCGTGCCGACCGACGTCGCACACGCCGTCCTTAAGAAAGAGGCACTGACTGCAATCAGTATTAATCAAGATTTCCTCGCCGCCACACTGTACCGCAGGTTCTCGACCACCACTCGCTCGATGTGAAAGCCTCGGGATTCCAGTACCCCGACAATTTGCGGGGCCGAAAAACACCCGAGCCGGCCCTTGTACAAAAAGTCCGCGGCCTCGAGTTCGTTCAGTTTGCCAGTCGACACGGCTTCGCAGACTTGGAGCAGGTCCGTCCCGCCAATAATGACTGTGCCGCCCGAGCCGACCAGGCTCAGCCAGCGGTCCAGTGACCGGTCCAGTTCGGCCGGGTCAACCCGCTCGAGCACATCAAGGATAAGAACCTCGGTCGCCTCGCCGGGGAAAACCAAATCGCCCAGGTCTTCCTGGTCGAACGGTACGGGCACAATGGCCCCGAATTCGTGGCCGGGTCGGTCGGTGATGACAACTCTCATGTCATAGACCATTTGAGTTCGTACGGTTGCGCAGCAATCAACTCGACCATGTAGCGAAGTTTGCCCGCCTGCCAGTTCGGGATGACGGTGGCCTCGTGCGGGCCGAACCCCCAGCTTGCCGCAATTTCTTTCGAGGGGCACATCGACACGTGACCGGTCAGGGCCCGCTCGCGGGCGAGGCGACCGGGGGAAGTTCTGGCAGGAGGAGGAGCATGAAAGAGGGCAATGAGCGGGGCGTGGAGCCCGGCCGAGACCCGTCGAGCCAGCGGAATGGCGGGGGCCGAGAATGGGGCGATGACGAGGTCGTAGTCGTGCTCGATGACCGGCTCGTCCAGCAGGACGACATTGGCGGGCGGCGAAGGCCAGGACTGCTCTATCCCCTCTGAGAGCACCCAGATATTGTGGGCTGACAGGGTCGCCGCCAGGCGACTATCGAATGGGTCACCCGAGCGAAATACGAGAATATCGAGGGAGTCGTCCGGGCCACGGAGAGCCGACCGGACACAGGCAGCGAGCATGCGGGGCATTAGATAAGGTCCAACTCCGTCAAATCGCGATAGAGTTTCCGTCCATCGTCGGTCGTAACCACACCGGGGCCGACGCAGACGCCCTTGCCACCCTTTTCTTTGCCCCTCGCATCAATTTCGATTCGTCGGCCGACCAGTAACCGTTCAATCCATCGTTCGAGGTGTTCGACCTGTTCACGAAGACTACGGACTTCGGCTTCAATGTCTTCCATTTTGAGGTCCAACTTCCAAACCTACCTGTTAAGATGGCGAAAAACCAATAACCGTTTTCGTTCCGTGCAAACCCAAGCTCTTGGCTCGGGTGGCACTATTAAATAATACCATCGCTATCCGTGAAGGCGCTCGTCGATGAAGCTAATGAGCGGGTGTCGCACCACGTCGGCGTCGGTCAGTTGAACAACCGCGATATCCTTGTGTCCCCGCAACCTCTTCATGACATCCAACAGTGGGGGCATCTTCCCGGGGGTCAGGTCGCTTTGAAAAATGTCTCCCGACACCACCACCTTGCTCCCGACCCCGAACCGGGTCAAAAACATCCGGAGTTGACCGGCCGTGGCGTTCGAGGCCTCGTCCAGTATCACGAACGAATTCTTGAAAGTCCGCCCCCGCATGACCGCGAGCGGGCACACGACCAGCTTGTTCTCGAACTCCAGACGCTGAAGGTCCTTCTGCTCGAAAAAATCACCGAAGGCGTCGAAGACGGGAGCCAGGAAAGGGGATACTTTCTCGTTCAGGTCGCCGGGCAAAATGCCCAATTCTTCGTCGCACTGAATGAGCGGCCGGGCCACGACGATTCGCTCGACCTCGCCCGCTTGCAGCATCTTGGCGGCAATACCGCAGGGGATATAGGTCTTGCCCGAGCCCGGCGGGCCGGCGGCAATCGTGACGGTGTGCTTGCGAATGGCATCCGCGTAAACGGCCTGGTTCTTCGTGAGCGGCTTGAGCTGACGGGTCTGCTGGATGCGGCTCTCGACATCCTTATCGCGTTCCCGAACCCAGTCTTTCAGCTCGACACTTTTGCGCATCTTCGAACACCTTCAACAGCCGGGCACCAATGTGCCCGTGGTCGAACTCGCGGACCCGGAGCCGGCCACTGGCTGCCTTGGCAGCCCGACCCACGGCATCCGTGTACGCCTCGCGCATTTTCGTCTGGATGTCCAACAGGTCCGGTGCGGCCCAGGTGGCCCGACCGGTGAACAACTCGGCGTGGACCCGACCTTCGCCGAACACCGGTTCTTTCCGGCAGGAGAGGGGGTAGCCTGTGGTGGTGTCGACGTACTCGCGGAACCCGCCCCAGTCCGTCACAATGGGGGTCTTGCCGAAACCCATCGCGTCGAAGGAGGGATAAGACCAGCTTTCGGCGTGGGAGGGCTGCACGAACACGTCGCAGGCCTGGTGCAGGCCGCACAATTCGTCCTCGCTCAGTCGCTCGCCCAAGACCAGAACGGGGGGTGTCCGGGTCAGCCCGCACCCGGCTTTGATGGCCTCGACGTCACCCGTCACGCCCTTGACAAGCTCGGCGGCCATCATCCGCTCCTTGGAAACCTTAAGGACGAGACCGACCGGTTCGCCAAGGCGAAATTCCTGAACGAAGGCCCGGACGAGCAGCGAGAACCCTTTCCGCTTGACGTACTCGCCGACCGTGTAAAAGAGGAACCGGCCCCGCTTGAATCCCTCGATGGCCTTTGGCACCGGATACTGGCGGTCAAACTTACTGACGTCGGACGGCAAGCCGACGACCTCGACGGGCTTCCGGTAGTGCGGGGACGCTCGCAGGGCATCCGCCTGGTCCCGGCACGGCACCACTTGCAGGTCGAGCAGATTAGCTCGCGAAGCCCACGAGCCAGGCACTGGCTCGGTTTCGGCGAAAAAACTGCCGACGTTCAGGCCGCCCTTGGCGTGGTACTGGTGGCAGTACGGCGGCATGTACTGAAGGAGCACATCCGAGCCGCCCGGGAAACTCTTGCGGCACAGTTCCTGGAGGCGGGGGTGGGTGACCGGAAGATTGGGTGTGAACTGGATGGGGCGACAGGCGACATCGGCCCCGGCACTGTCGAGACTTAGGATGGTTTCGCGGACCGCGTGGCCGAAGCCGGTCGGTTCGGTGAACACACCAGTGACGAGGATTTTCAAATCCGGACCTCCGAGTGAGCGGAGCTCACGCCGACAGAGTCGGTCTGTCGGAACATACACCGACGACGCTCCCAGTAATTCCACTCGCCGACGGTGTTCAACATCTGGTCCAGGGCCGCTTGTCGGTCGAAGGCCGTCCGGCGGGTCTCCACTTCGAGCCCTAAAGCCGAGGCGTCGTTATAGATAAAGCCACCCATCCCACCGGTTGTCGTCCGCCAGTTCAGGTCTCGTGTCATCCGCACGGCGGCGTACGAATCGACCAAATCTGGCCGCCCGAGTACGTTCACGAAACACCAGCGAACCCACTCCTCGTTCGAGAGGCCATCGGGGATTCGTGTGTTCGGTTCGTGATAGCGGGGCGGACTGTCCCAGGTGACCGAATGGTCGCGGAGCGGCACGCTCAGCAGGTGGTCGGCCCAAATTTTGGCGGTCCGGTCGTACGTGTAGTGCTCGAGCACTCCCTTTCGGGCCTGCCAGCCCATGCGACGACGGATGACTTCCGGTAGGGAAAGGAGGTGAGACAACTTCGAAACGAAGTCGTCCTGGTCAGGCATTGCGAACAACCGGTAGGTCTCGGCCTCTCGGTAGAACCGCTGGACCTTGATGGGTACGCCGTGGAGTTTGCGGACAACATCCGACATCGCGCTGTAGTCGACTTCCATTACGGGGACTTCGCATGCCGCCGCCTCGACAGCCGGCATACCCATGCCTTCATTGCTTGAATATTGGACATAACAGTCGAATATATTATAAATTTTCGACAGCGTCTCCCGCGAGACCCCGGCTCCCGAATCCGGCATGACCGCGGTCGACTTGCCGCAACTTCTACAGTGGGTCAAGGCGTCCGAGAACGGGCAGGGGAAAGCCTCGCCGCACGACCGGCAAATGTAGGTGACGAGGACCCGGTGGCCAATGCCGTTGTCCTTGATGAGCCGGGGGATGTCCCAGCCGCCCAGGTCCGGGTAGCAGGTGTGCAGGTAGAGATAAGTTCGGTTCCGGATGTCCTCGGGGGCCTCGCGGAGGAACATCGCGAATGCCTCGCACAGGTCCGGGTACAATTTCCTTTTCATATTCCGCATGACAGTCCCGACGACCAAAGCTCCTTCCGGAAGTCCGATGAGCCGTTTGAGGCTCTCGCGGTCGCCCCGCGGGCGGAAGACCTCCGTGTCGGCACCCGGGGGGGCGGAACACTTCGTCTTGATGCGGCCCCCACCTTCCTGCCGGAGGGTCTCCAGACCCCAGTCCGTGTAAGCAAAAACCGCGTCGGCTTCTAAATAAGACGCTACCCACTGTAGGTTGAGCGGAGCCGCGTCAACAGTCGGCATATGACTATAATGATAAAACTTGCGAAATGGAGACCTAAAAATACATTCATCCATCCAAAAATCGCGCCATGATAAGACTATATCGGGCTTAACATTGAGCAAGGCTTCTTCAAGTTTCCATGCCCCGAACTTGTAGAGGGGGTTCGATTCGTACCGGGCGACTTCGTCCGGCTTGTCGGGGTCGGGAAGTGCGGAGATGAATCGCCAGGGCAGGTCTAAAGCCCGCACATCGTCGAACTGGCCGAACGACCCGAACTCGGTCAGGTCGAACAGGTCGGTCGCGTGCAATCGCTTGAGAAGTTCGTAACCGTAGGTCGCAAAACCAGAATTTAAGAACGAACTTTCACCGGCCACCAAGACTCTCGGCTTACGCACGTTCGAAATTCCGGCAGGAAAAGAGGTGGGCTCCAAAAAAGACGACGAGGAAGGCCACATGACCACCCTCGCCGTCCCGTCACTTTTCTACCTTGCTGGTCTCGGTTTTTGGCCCCTCGGTCACTTTCGTGACGATAGTCTCACCCTTTGGCTTTTCGACTGCCTTCACCACCGGCTGCGTTTCGGCCGGGACGACCGGAGGATTCACCGCCGCCAAAACATGTACGGCGTCCGGTAACTTTACCTTGTGATTGGGAGTCGACCGAAATCGTTCGACCGCATCGTTCTTATCCGTCACCAGAACCTCCTTGTGGTTATGCCACGGCCGCACGAATCCTCGACGCCACCTCACCAGGAGTTGTGTGGCGACCGTTCAAATACCGCCCCACATCGAATAAATACTCGGCCTGGTGGAATTCGAGTCCGAAAAATTCGGTTACGGCCCGCCAATTCTGTGACTGGCCGTACACCACATGAAACCCACCCGGGCCGAACTTGAATCCGTCCCGGTTGAACTCGTCGATGGTGCCGGCCCAGCCCACGGCACACCCGGCGAACCCACACTTGGAATCCGCGGGCCGTTCGACCCACTTACCGAGGCTGAAATCATGCGGCGGAACCGTGTCGAGCCGGTCGGCCAACGTCAGCAATCGTTCCTTATTAATGGTGTTCATGCTTTGCTCCTTAGAAGGGAATGTCGTCATTATGACCGTCGCCGCCATCCTCATCAGGCGGGGGAGGGGGAGCGACTGGAGCCGCAGACTTGGCCGGCTTACGACCGCCCTTGGAAGCCCGGGTCTTCACCGACTGTGCGTCGGCTCCGCCGACCGCCGGAGATTCGCCTTCTTGGGAGCCAGAAGACCCTCCCGAATTCGCGGGGACATCCGAGGAGCCGCCAGGAGAGGCGGAGCCACCACCACCCAGGAACTCCACGTTCTCCACCACGACCTTGTGCTTGGACCGTTTCTGCCCGCTCTGCTTGTCGTCCCAGGTGTCGAGCTGGAGTCGGCCCTCGACGAGTAGTTCGGACCCCTTCTTGGCCCACTGCCCAATCACGTCGACCAGGTTTCGGCTACCCTCCGCTCGCGAGTAGGCCTCGCAGTCCACATACAGGGGATTCGGGTCGTTCTCCCACTCTCCCGTCTGTGGGTTCTTTCGACTGCGGCCGACCGCGAATCGCCACTTGATGACCGAACTGCCGCCTGGGAGCGTCCGAGGGGCGTCCGGGTCCGCCGTCAGACGACCAATCAGCAAAACTTTGTTGTAAGACGCCATGCAATCCTCCTCGTTAATAAATAATACCTACCAGAGCGATAGCCTGAATCATGTTCGGGCCAGCCCTGTAATTAATACTACCTACCAAACTCGACAACAAAGCGTACACTCCGTCCCGTCCTGAAAACGGTTCAGTGCCAATGACGGATGGGGGCACTCACTTTGAACTTTTGCGATTTCTGCTTCGAGAACCATCAAGGCCCTATTCCGCTCTTCGTCGATTTCCAGCTTACGTTGACGGAGATAATCGAGCCTCTCACGGAATTGGTCGAGTTTCGCGAACTCTTCGAGCAGTTTCTCGCCTTCGTCTTGGCCGAAGCCAGCCTCATAAAGAGCCATGCGTATTACGTTTTCGACTTTCATAAATAGTCACTTTCAAAGTTGAATAGCGCGGTTCACAATGAACGAAACACCCTTTTTGTAGTCCCGCTCCCCCTCCAGCAGAACCGTGTTTTTAGCCCGGAACAGTCGCCCGAACTTCGCCCATGTGTCGGGGAATACGACGACATCCGGCAGGGAAGCGGTACGGTCCGCCACCGTCACGAACGCCATCTCTCGCCCGTCTTTCTTCGTCCGGATTATCCGGACATCTTTTACCTCGCACGCCAGCATCAGGTGCCCGGCCTTACCCGCCAGAAACTCCCCGCACGTCACGTTGGCCGACGACACGTCGCACCCGTCGACCCGGGAACAGGTCAGGGCGACTCCCAGGTACGACTCTTCCATCGCGCAGAGCAAGTTCGGGTGGTCCGCATCGGACGAGGCCTGGTTCTCGAGCATCAGGGCCAGGGACCGGACCAGGTCGGCCCGCTTGTGGTTCGAGCACCCGCCGCCTTCTTTGCGAGTTCGACCAAGGCTTTTCAGAGCTTCCACGAGAGTCGTGCCCGGAGCTTTGCTCCGCACCCATTCTTTCTCGATGTCCGTCAACTCCAACCAGGCATCGAATTCCTTGCCCATCCGGGTTCGGGTCACGCCGGTCCAGTCGAACGCCCCGGCCCCGACCCAAGCGCGCATTGCGGTTGAGGCCACCGTGTCGGCCGCCCTGTACAGAAAATCGGGCCAGGTCCAGCCGCCGAAGCCGTCCGGGAACGCCTCGGATAGCTTTTGGGGCTGTGACGGCCCGACCCCCTTCACGTCCGCCAGTCCGAACCGGACCGAGAGTCCGTCCGAAGAAATTGTGGTGGACAGGGTTCGCACGTCCGGGACCAGCACTTCGAGCTCGTACTGCCTGGCGTTTTCGACCAGTTCGAGAACTTCTTCTTGGGAGTCGGCCGCGTCCTGGGCGTTCTTCAGCCACGAGGCAAAGAACCAGCCCAAGATGTGGGTCTTCAGGTAGGCCGTCTGATAAGATTTCTTTGCATAAGAAATAGAGTGGCTCTTATTAAATAAGTATCGTCCAGACTTACGAATGTTAGAGAATATGGTTTCGGCTTCTTGCTTGCCGACCAGTCGCTTGGCGACCGCTTTTTCGACAAACAGGAGCCCGACCTTGTCCATCGCGGCCATATCCTTCTTGCCGGCCGCTTTTCGCAGCATGTCCTGCTCGACCAAGTCAAACCCGGCCAGGACTTCGGCAATTTTCGTCATCTGCTCCTGGTAGAGCATGAGGCCATACGTTTTCCTTAGCACCTCTTCCAAAGCGGGATGAAACGGGGTCGGGGCCTCCAAGCCGTTCTTCCGGCGACAGTATTTTTCGGTAACTGTCATTCCATCTTCCATTTGAACCTCAAGGCAACCCGGCCTTATCACCGCTAATAGAGCTCCCAAGTGCTCGATACTCTCGGGCTTCAAAATGGGGCTCCACTTGCGACCGGTCCCGCCCTCGACCTGAAAGAGACCCTTGGTTCGACCGGTTGCGTAGATGGCCCATGCCGCCTTGCAGTCGGGCAGGTGGTCGGGGTCAATATCGATGAGCGGAGGGGCCCCGGGCCGAGGTGGCGGCCCGGTCACCGGGAATTCGCAGCCACACTCAAACCGGTACATCATGAGAGCAGAACTCCTCCACAGTTTTTAGCCGAGCCGGCGAACGGCACGCGAGGCCGAAGCGACTGGTAAAGAGTGAGCATCTTCACGGTCACCCATGCTTCCTGAAGACAGTCGAAATATGCCCGGTGAGCCCCTTCTTGGCTCATGCCGAAAAACTTCCGAAGGCCGTCGAAGGACGGGATTGGGCCTTTCTCGTCCTGAAACCACCACCGGAACAAGTCATGTTTCCAGTCGAAAATGACACCTTCGCGGAAAACCGGGTTGTTGCCGGCCTTGTCCGCCAACTTTTGCTCGCGACAGAACCGGTTCAAAAGCGGGAGGTCGAACAAACTAATGTTGAACCCACACGGAATCGCCTTCTTGCGGCCCGTGATTTTCTTGATGTGTTTGAGAAACCCGTCGATGACCGCCGGTCGGACCGGAGCGTTTCTCAGCATCTCCTTCGTAATGCCCGAGACCGACAAAGCCTCCCGCTTCTTGTCCGTGTCGTCGACTGTGTCGAGGTCGATTGGTCGGGCCAGTGATTCGAACTCCGAACCCGGAATAATTGTGAGCTTGTTCGGGTCCAGGGCCACGCACGCGATTTCCACGCACTCGCACGTGTCGATGTCGAGGCCGTTCGTTTCCATGTCGAACACGACGAGAGGATTTTCTAGCAGCATACGGCAGGGTACTCCTTCTCGTCTTTTTCGGTATGTCCGGGGAAAAAGACGGTCATAGTCCCGTCCTGGGCTTGTTCCAGTTCGACCGCCGGCATGCACGCGGCCGAGGCGAGCAGGTCCCCCGACAGGACCAGGGGCTGACCTTTTTCCTGTTGGAGGACGACCGCCCCGATAATCTGGTGGAGTGTTTCGACGACCTCGGACATTTGCACGTGGTTATTCCGGAGGGCGTCTCGCAAGGCTTTGTTTTCGTCCTCCAAGACTTCAACTTCTTGAATGGCATCGGCGAGGTCTTCACGGGCTACCCGGTCGGCAAATCGGGCACGGAGTTTACGCAGCCAACGCATGAGCCTGCTCCTTGACAGAACGAAAGAATTCAACCCATTTGGATTCGAAGGCCTTACCCCGTTGAACCAGTAACGAAGCACTGTACCAGGGGGCCAAGACAGTTCCCGGCAAATAATCGAGCGGGACAAACCGTCCGACGAACTCGTCCAGTTTGACGGTCTTGGACCGTGATAAAACTGTGGTCGACAATCGACCCAGTGTGACAACAACTTTGGGCCTCATGGCCCTCATTTCTTGCCACAGCCAGCCCTTGCACTGGTTCACACAGGGAGCCGATGGTTTACCCCCGCATCGCACCAGCAACGTCATGTAGGTCTGCTCGTGAGGCAAGCCTGCCATAAGCATAACTTTCTTTAGAAGTAGTCCGGAACGTTCCTCGAACGGCCTACCCAGCAACCCTTCGTCGCCGGTCGGGCCGTCGCCCACAACCATAACGGAGGCGGTTTCGGGTCCGAGGCCGGGAACCGGCTCATCCTCCCCGCGAAGTTCACAACGGCGACAGGCAAGGATTTCCTCTTTGACAACCGGCAAAGAGTGCATCAAGAAACCCTCCCGGTTCGGGCCCCGACGCAGGCGTCCAAAATTTTATCGGACGCGCGTGTTGCCAGAATGTCGAACTTGAGAATTCCGGCGGCCTCGACCCCGTGCATGTCGAACCCTGTCACCATCCGCTTGGTGCTCTTGTCGTAGACCATCGGGACCTCATCCCGGAGCGGGGTCGGCGAGATGACGATTCCGGACGGGTGCCGCCCCTGGCTCTTCTTGTTACCCTCCAGCCGCATCGCCTGTTCGAAGTGGGCGGCGAGTGGCCCCTCCAGGGTCCCGTCTTCGTTCAGCGTGCAATATTCGCGGAGGGCGTCGGGTTTATTCTCGAGGGTCCAGCGAATGCTCGAGGCCTCGCCTTCTTCTTCCATCATGTCCTGGAGTTCGTCCGAGATGGCCGCCTTGTCCGGGATGGCCGCCGTGACTTTTTTGCGGTCCTCGAACGAGCCCCACGAGTGAGCCCGCAAGACCGCCGTGATGGCCTCGCGGCCCTGGAGCTCGGCGAACGTCGCCATCTGGGCCACGTGTTCGTCCCCGTACTTGGTCCGCACATACTCGATGATTTGGTCCCGTTTGCCCGAGGGAAAGTCGCTGTCGATGTCGGGCATGGCGTACCGGCCGTGTTCGGGGGAGTGCCTCCCTCTATTAAAAAATCTAACAAACGATAGTTCATATAGTACGGGGTCCGTATCTGTAATGTCGGCCAGGTAGCTGACGAGGCAGCCGGCGGCCGACCCCCGCCCCGGGTCTTTCGGACACCCGAGCACCTCCTGGGCGTACTTGTTGTAATCGCGGACAATCAGGAAATAGGGGGCAAGCCCGACCTCGGTCAACGTCGCTAGTTCTTCCCGGATGCGGGCCGAGTATTCTGCCCGACTCCCCTGTCCCCTCGCGAGCAGCGGTTCGACCTTCCGGTTCCAGCCGTCCCGGCAAATCTCCCGCAGGTACTGGTCTGGTGACTTCCCTGCCGGACATTCGAACCGCGGAAGTTGAGGCGGCTTCAAGATGTCGTACGGCTCGCACATCTCGGCGATTCGGAGCGTGTTTGCCAACTCCTCGGCTGTCTGACCTGCTTCAGCCATCTCCTCGTAAGACGGAATGTGATAGCGGTTCGAGCGGAAGAAGCCGCCCAGACCGATATCTTCGCCGGCCGCCAGCTTGCGTTCGGCCTCGGCCAGCGTCGTGTCGATAGCCGAGCACAAAAGGACTCGCTGGTCCTTGGCATCTTCCTTGGTGGGATAGTGAGCGTCCGGAGTGGCCACACAGGGGATGCCGGTTCGGCGGCTGATGTCCCGGAGGATGCTCGCGACGATGCCGGCGGCCGGGCAGTTCTGGTGGTCAATCAGCTGAATTTCGAGGAAAAAGTTGTCGGGGCCGAACAGTTCCCGATAGAGCCCGGCCAAGTCCGTCACGTCCTTCTTGAGCGACCGCTGGTCCTTGACGAAACCGCGAGCCTCCTCGTAAGTCCGGGCCCCATACGCGGCCTTGGGGTCTGCAAAGCAGATGTTGGCCAAGTCCGAGCCGGGGTGGCCACTGAAGGTGACCCAGTTCCCCTTCGCGAACGCCGCCAGTTCGGTGAGGCTCAGACGCGGCTTGTAATAATAATGCTCGGGCCGGTTGGACGCGGTCGACGCCTGGACCAGATTCCGCCAGCCGTCCTTGTTCTTGGCCAGGACACACAGGTGCGAAAGCGAGCGGTTCTCGTTGTCCCGCTGGGTTGCGCTCTGTTTGCACAAATAGAACTCTTCGCCCAGGATGGCTTTGAGCGGGGCCTTCTCGTAGCCGGGGCATTCGACTCCCTTGAGTACGCACGGGCCCTTGCCGCCGTCTGCGTGTCGGTCGGGCTGGTTTCCGCAGTGCTTGCAAGCAGCCGACATTGCCTTTTGAAAGGCCGGAACCCCTGAAACATTCCCGTGGTCAGTGATTGCACAAGCCGGAGCACCAATATGCCGGGTTCGAGCGGCCACCTGGTGGGGCTTGGAAAGTCCGTCGAGCAAGGAGAGCATTGTATGACAATGCAGTGGGACATATGTCATATTATTATCCTTTTCGTTGTCGACCGCGAATAATATTGGAAATCTGCGATTTGCTTACCCCAGTGATGGCAGAAATTTGGCCGTAGCTCTTGCCACTGTCTCTTAACTCTCTCACCTCATCGATTACCTGCTGGCCGTACTTCCAGCGGTGATTCCCGTTTTCTGCGAATTTTCGTGGAGAGTAATTGGGGTCCTTCCATGTTTTATTCGTCACAATATTTCCAATGGCTGACGTCGTAACACCGAATTTATCGGCCAAGGAACCTTTGGACCACTTACCGGTGTCCCAGAGTTCTCGGATTTCCGCAACTAGCAATTCGGTCAGTTTGGCATTGCAGTTGCCTTCTCCGCTCCTGGCGTTTCCGGCAGCCACCATATCTTGACTGTTGTCTTTGTAGGTGCCCAGAACCAAATGTGCTGGGTTTACACAGATAGGATTGTTGCATAAGTGGCGAACAACGACGGAATTCGGAATATCTTCAAGGCCGAAGTTGTGAGCCAAAAGAAACGAAAGCTTGTGGCAATTAATAGTATTGTCAATTTGTTTAAGATAAAAACCACCATAGCCTTCTAAGTTTTTCTTTCCCGCTGTCCAATGCCAACAGTCGCCATTTGGGCCAAGTCCAGGCGACTTGTTGACCTTGGACCAAAAGCGTTCAATCTGCTCGGGCTCAAGAAATGCCGACACCGCCTGTTCTCCGCTTGTCACGAGTCTTTATACAGTTCATATTATAGTGTCCGGCAGGGAAGGTCAAGAGATGTCCCATGTCCCTCTCCTGCCGGAAGTGAACTTCGTTCACCTGTTGTCGCCCGACCCCCCAATCACCCCGCGAGCCTTCCGCGAGGCCAGCTTGTCGAGTAACTCCTGACAGACCTTCTCGAGAGTCGAACCTACGTCGTGGATGACCGAAGGCCCGTACCAGCACACATCGCCGACTTCCTTCAAGATTCCGACCTTGGCATCCTCGGAAATCTGGGAAACCAGTCCGGCCAAAGCGTCCAGGAACCCCCGTGGGAGCTTGTCCGTGCGGTCCCGCAGTCGCTTCTTGAGGTGTTCGCACTGGCGGCCGGCGTTCATAGCCTCGGTTAATGACCGGTAGAGCTCCTTCAACAGGCAGGAAATATCTGACCAGTCGGTCGGAGGTCCGGCAGGGAAGAGGGCAGCCCGGACTTTTTCAGCGACCTCACCGGCTTCCCCCGCCAGGCCCAGCACGGGGTAAACCACCGAAGCTTCGCTGGGGTAAGCCGCCGTCTCGCGAACCTTGGCCTGAAAAGTATCGAGGTCCATTTACTATTCCTTATGAGAGTCAGAAACCAGGGCCAGATTGAGCGGTAAGCCGCCGTTGTTCAACAAAAACTGTTCGGACACTTCGCGAACTTCGAGCGGAATCCCGGCGAGGGCTGCCAGGTCTTGAGCCGTAATAAAGGGGCCTTCGACTTTCAGGACGCCGTCTTGGTAAAGACCGGACCATCCGCCGTCGATTTCAACTAGGGTCAGGCTCATACCGTCTCCCGATTAGATTGGCCGCCGCCGCTGCCGTAATTCTTATAAGCGTTAAATCGTCCGTGTTTTACCATTGCCCGTTCCAGACCCAGCTTCACGACATCTTTGTGGACCACATTGCAAATGCTGTCGCTCGACTCCTTATATTTATTGCGACCGAAGTAGCAGAAACTGCCACACTTCCACCGCTTCGCCGGGTCGTCCATGATTCGTGCCGGCTTGTTGTCGTGGCGAATTAGCTCGAACCGCTTTCGGAGCATGTCGAGCGCCCGCGGCACGTCGACTTCCCGGTTAAATGGGATAGTAAACGGCATTCGAACCTGGGCGAAAAAGATGGTCACCAGCGTGGTCCGGTATTGGGGGTAAAGCCGGCTGAGGGCATAAAAATAAAGAAGAAGTTGGGGGTCCTCGTATAGGTCCTTGTACTCTTTTGGCTTGTCCTTAGCCCAATCCCAGAGCCGGCCCGACTTCCAGTCTAGATACTCGAGAACACCCTGGTTCACTTCCGTAATCAGGTCAATACTACCTTTGACGGCCAGTTGGCCCACCAGTTTTTTACCCGTGAACGGGTCGGTGTATTCGTACCGAGCCCAGGGCTCATCGACCGTTAGGTCGAAATATTGCTCCGGACAAACAATGTGTCGGTTTAGCGGATTAAAACACCCATCGTTGAACTCGACCACGTCCCGGGTCCACCGCAAGCAGTCGTCGTAATCTGCCCGTGGCCAATTGTGCCCACTTTCGTTGAAGTGCGTGTAATGCCGCCAGGCTGCTTCGACCGCAGCCTCGACACTGATATCTTCGGCCCAGAACTGGCGGCCGAGCTCGTCCTCTCGGAATCCAGCCAATCCCCCCTGTTCGCACACCTTGCGGTGGGCCAGGAGTTCGAGAGCCTTGTGAACAATTGAGCCCTTCTCAGTCTTAAAATTCGGCTTCTGTTGGATACCTAAAGTATAGTTAAGATAGAACTGGAAGGGGCAAAGGGAGTAAGTGCCATACGAGGAACTTCTCAGGTATGTGATAATCAATTGTGTACCCCAACCCCCAGTTGGGTGTCAACCACTACGGTCGGTTCCCTCGTCACACTCTCGAGTTCCGGCAGGGAAATGTCTATATACCAGATGGGGTCCGAGTCCTTCACGTCGTGGTCGGCCAAGTATTGCTTGAACTCACCCCAAGTCATCGCGAACTCCCTCCGTCGTCCGAAAATGGAACAAACCGGTCGGTCGGGTCGAGCGTGTAGGCCACGCCCAGGTAATTCACGACCGTGCGACCGTCGAGCGTATCGACACACTGTTCAACCCAGTCCCGGGCCTCCTGCAATTCCTTCTCGGCCAGTTCCAAGACTCGTTTACGAGTCGCGTAATCCTTAAGGGCCTCACGAAGCCCGACGGGCAAATTGTTGATGTGGTTCATGGGTCCGCTCCGCTCACCTGTGAAGAAAATCCCGACTCGAAAGAAATCCGCCAAACTTCGCCATATTTTCCAGCCGCTTCTTGAACTCACACAGACCCCAATTATTCTGAATCACCACGTCGCACTCACGCTCGGTGAATGTCACCGTGGGGTCTGGTGGGACTCGGTCGTTTTGAACCCACACAATGAGGTCGAATAGCCCTTCGGCCCGAGCCGCGGCGACCTCCGCAATATCCCGCACCCCGCCCGTCAATGGCCCAACCGCCAACGCCTCGCGAATCAGCTTTGTGGGGTCGTCTTGGCGGATTTCATCGCCAATTCGTTTCCATATCTCGCGGTTCTGGTGGCGTTCGGCGTACGCGAGTTCCTTTGGAACTCCAAGGGCTTCGGCTACGTACTTGGCCAAGTACAGGCTGGTCGTTCCGGCATTCTTGAGCCCGGTAATGAGGGCCAAGTGCTCGAGGGCCGTATCTTTGCCTGCCCTGCCATGTCCGACAACGAGTAGTCGTTTTGTCGACACTAAAACTACTCCGTGGATAGGTCACTAAGAAATCAGGGGAATTAGCTCGGCCCGAATCTGTTCGGCAGTCATATCCCCGGGGTCCTTACCCGGCAGTTCAACTGCCCGAACCCGGAACGACCGACGCAGTTCCTTGATAAGGTTCGCCCGTCCGGCCGCCCCCGCGGGGTCCGAGTCCAGGAGGGGGATGACCGTGTGGGCCCCGGAGCCTTCCAGCAAAACCTGCTGGGGGTCGCTGAGATTCACCCCGAAGAGGGCGACCGAGTTTCGCACCCCGGCCATCTCGAGCTTGAGCACATCGAGCGGGCCCTCGACCAGGACCACCCGCCCCAGGGTCCGAATCGGCTCGCGAGCCGCCCACCAGTTATACAGCGTGTGCTCGACGGGGAATCCGCGGCTATGTCTCCACTTGGTGCTTCTCGCTTCGCTCGTCGCACCGGACGGACAACCCTCTTCGGGATTGTGCCAGAGGCGACAGCGTGCGCAGCACTCCCACACACTGCGTCCAGTCCCCCCGACCACCCGCCGGCCTTCCCGGTCAAAAATGGGGACCACCGCCCTCTGATACATCTCGGCACCAGGGTCCGTCGCGCGGGATTCGCCCACCAGATACCGCTCGAGAACCTCGCGGGAACACCCCCGCTTCAAAAAATATTGGGAGGGAATCGACAGCCGGTCCCGGGCGACCTTGGGGTCCCAGCCCTCACTTCGCGTCTCTACCGCCCGCCCCAGGACCGCCATGTCCGCCACGAACCGCCGCTTCTCGGCCGCCACCAGGTCTGCCTTGAGACTGTCCCAGCTCTGGCCGACGAACCCGCACAGGTACTGGATGACTTCCGTCATCGGGACAAGCTTGCGGCTCCCCGGTTCCCACCCCAGGTCCCGCCGGGACAGAATCCCGCGGACCAAGCCCGGGATGTCCCCGACGAACGTCTTGTGGCACTCGCGGGTCCGGCAATACCAAACGCCCCGCGTCGTGTGCCCGTCCGGGTAAAAATTCCAGCCGTTTGCCCGGTCGCCGTCATGAACAGGGCAGGGACCCAGGTACAACTTGCCAGTTCGCCGACACCGCACGTCCAGTTGCGTCAGTAGCTCATCGGTCTTGTAGGACGCGAGTTCTCCCAAGAGACTCAGTCTCGCATGGTCGACATCCGAGAAGCGGTGATGGCTAGAACGCGACATCCGCACCCCCATCGACCGAGAACGGTTTGGTCGGGTCGCTCGCCCGCAGCTGGTTGACCGTGGGGCCCTCGGTAATCAGGCAGCAGTCCCGCTGGAAGTCCACGTAAATAAAATCATCTCCGTCGAGTCCGGGCCCATGACGACATTCCGAGACCTTGAACTTGCGGTTGAACTTTTTTTTGCGGCCCGTTTGGTCGGCCATTTCTTCGTCGGTCAACGGCTTGAAAATCGTGAAGTTGCTGCACAGCCAAATGATGCGGTCCGAGCCGGAAGCGGCCGTCGAGTTTTCGGCCTCAATGCCGTCCCGGTTGAGCTGGACAAACAGGACAATGGGCACCCCATACTTGACCGCGAAGTTGTGCAGGCCGGTCATGATGAAGCCCAGTAATTGGAACTCCTGGAGGTGCTTCGAGAGCCCCGAGGCCTCCATCAGCTTCAGATAATCAAAAATAATCAGGCAGGGCTTGGCCTTGCCGTCCGACCCGAGCCCAACCCGGCGGACCAGCCACCGCCGCATAATCGCCACGGTCTCCTCGAACGGCTGCCCGGCGATGCTCAGTGGCTCGTACGGCATCGGGCGGATAACGTCGGCCGCTGCCGCCACCTTCTGTCGTCCCTCCTCCGTGCTCGCGAACTTGCCCGTCTCGATGGTCTTCATGGGGACCCCGGACAGGGCGGCCAGCATCTTGACCTTGTGGTCCTTGTCGGTCATCTCCGTATCGAGGTAGAGGACAGGCAAATTCAACTGCGAGGCAACAAACCTTCCAATATTCAAACCCAGGGAAGTTTTCCCGGTTTTTGGACGAGCTCCGAACACGTTCAGTGTGCCCGGCCTGGCTCCGCCCCCGACTGCCCGTTCCCAGTTCGGCAGGCCCAGAGGCAGCCCCATCTGGTCAACTGGATGCTGCTCCAGGTGGGCCAGGAACAGGTCAATGTCGGCCCCGATGGGTTTCGGGCCGTCCTGCTGGTCCTTGGCGAGACCGTTAACGAATTCGAAGACGGGGGCCTCGAGCAGGTTCAGGATGGCCGCGACCGACTCGTCCCCGGTGACCTTCAGCAGCCCGTCCTTGATTTGGTCGCCGATTTCGAGCCCGGCCCGAGCGACTTCCAGCTTGCGGACCTTCGCCGCGAGCTTGCGAGCATTGTTTTTTTCGACCGGCGTATTCAGAACCGCCCGCAGATGCTTGAGTTCTTCCGCGTCCTCAAACACCGTTTCAAGTCCGATGGCCCGAGCTGCGGATAAAATCGACGGGACATCCGGCACGCATTCGGGGTCCTGGCCGAACAGGTGTCGCAGGCACTTGAAGATGGTCCTATTGCTATCAACCGTGAACGAGCGGTCGGTAACCAAATCGTCCACGTCAATAAAGACATCTGCTCCGTACCGGAAGCAGGCCCCCAAAATTGCCCGCTCAGACCAGACGTCGCAAAGCTCATCAGGCATTTACTGTTCTCCAGAACAGTCAGGAACGAAAGCACCGCGGACACACGTTGTCCATCCGCTCGTCGTCGCCCGCCACCCGTCGGTCCACGTCCCAGGGCTCGGCCTCGTACGTGCGTTCGCATCTATCACATTTAACCTTCACCCTGCGGACATCCACCTCGCCCCGGTCGCCGCGAGAGGTTGGCTCCTTCCCTTCCCAGAACTGGCGGTCCTCTTCCAGCTCCTTGACCGCATCCTTTTTGTTGGGTCTGAACGTGTTCTTTTTGACGCCAGTCTGGACCTTTCCGGAGGTCATAAACTTGCGGCCGTCGGGAGCCGTGGGGTTTGGTTGCACACGGAACTGGTCGGCGATATCCGGCTTGTTCGACTTTGTCGAACTGGGAATATCAAGCAGGACGGCCCCGGTCGTATCGAGGTCAGGTAGGTCGATAGCCTTCTGGGGCTTCTGGGGCTTCGCCCCAGCCTCGCGGCTTTTTTTGGGTGCCGACCTCTTCGGTTTGGCCGCCGCCTTTTTCTTGGGAGGTGAAGTTCCCGCGAGCTTTGCGAGCTCTTCTGTCGCCTCCAGGGCATCACCCATTCGACCCGCTTCGATACTATGGCGGATTTTCTCTTTCAGTTCCGCCACGGTCGGTTTCTTACTGGCCATGTCGTTCCCCTCTCCTCGAATAAGCAAGCCGCTCGTATGACTGGGCTACCCGGTCCACGCGAGCGGCAAAGAACGCGAGCCGCTTGGCCTTCACCGAGGCCCCAACCCGTTGAAGGTCAGTCGCCCGAGCTTCGACGCTCTGGTTCAGTGCCAGAACCCGCCGTTCGTGCGGGGTGTAAGCCGGCTGGTTCGCAAGCGAACATCGTAACAACGAGACTACCCGTTCATCGAGCAGGACTGCGTCAGCTTCCTCCCTCTGGGCCAATCTCGAAAGGTACGTCGCGTACATACTCAAGGTCACCGCGGCGTCGGCCAGCTCTTCTCCGGACAGCCTGCGGCGGTCGTCCGGGGTCAGCTCTAGTAGTCGAACGGCCTCGTCCTTGATGAGGGGGACCTGAAGGGTGGGTAAACCCACGTCAAGTTCCCACTGGTCCAGCCTCTGGTGCTGGAGAGCCAGCCAGCCAGGCGTTGCGGAGTTGTCCGGCCCATCCCTCTCGCCTATCGTCATGTAAATGCACCAGAACAATGCCGTTGAGTTCGCAAAACTGAACCTTGAGCCGGTCGCGGTGGACCTGCTCGCGGAACTTGGCTTGCGAGCCGTGAAAGTGGGGGGTGAACTGCCGGTGCTGAACGCCCTGGACCTCGACGGCCAGCTTCCGGGTCGGCAGCAAAAAATCCAGATACAGCGGTCGCTGGCACCCCGGCAATGATACCTCTTCGTGCGGGGGGTCGAAGGGGTAGAGCTCGACCAACAAGCGGCGGGCTTCCAGATGCCCCGAGGAACGCACGCGAGTGTCCGCTACTACCACCTTCCGGGCCAAGTCCAATTTGTAAGTGCGAAAGTCCAGACCGGTCACCTGCATGTGTGGGACACCTTTCGGCAGTTGGCTCCGCCGACGGGAGCGAAGCTTCCATAGTCACCTTTGGCGACCGGAACGCAGTTCCGGCAGGAGAGGGAGGTGTGCCCTCACCCGCAGATTTCCATGTGCTTTCCGATGGCGAGCAGGTCGGCTCGCGACCCCCCGAGCGACACGAGGATTTTGCCGAGTACCTGGCGGGGGACCTGGTAGATATTCACAACGACCAGAACATCGGGCTTGAGGTCCGCCACTCGACCGAGGGACATAGCCACGACCTCCGTATTCCAGACCTTGAGCGAGGTGCGGTCGAACTCGACTGTGACCTGCTCTTTGCAGCCGAAAAGTTCGGTCGACAGTTGCCGAAGAACCTTCTTGGCTTGGGCGTAAGTCGGGGCGGTGACGACAACCGACTCATGCGGCCCTTCTTGAGCCGTGAGGGTTCGAACCAGATTGACGGCATCTTCCACGCCGAATGTCGCCAGCAGCATGATGTTTCCCTGCCGGAAAAAAGGATTAGCCACCTTAGGCCCCAGACGAAGCCGCCGGCCGGATAAATGGTCCTACCGCTTCATAAAGTGCTGCAATCCATGCAGGATGGTCCTTTAACAATTGCAAGGCCTTTTCTTTGCCCTGCACTTTCACTACCTCCTTATCCGCGTAGTCAGTTCCCTTGCGGAGCTCGGGTTTCTTCTCCAAAAAATCGAACGTGTACCAACCGGTCCCGCTGATGATGCCGAAGGCGTTGGCAAGCAAGAAGAGTTCATAAACCTTGTCGACGCCGACCCCGTACCGTATCCATGACTCGACCTTGCCTCTATTGCCGATGCTGGAGTTCTTTATCTCCCAAGTCACCTGGAGGCCAACTTCTTCTGCGTCTTCTGCGTCAGATGTCTTCCAGGGCCGACTAGATTTGAGACAGAGCCAGAGGTCGGTCTGATGCTTAAATCTCGATGGGACTTTTTCGAGCACCCATGCGCCTTTTCCTGATGTATTGCTATACATTTGAACGATGCCTACCACGATGTTCCCGTTAACGCGACACACCGGCCCGTAAATGTCGCAGAAGCGGCACACGTACTTGTTGCCCGCCCCCCGGTCCTGGGCGTCCAGGTTCTCGTTCATCATGTCCGGATTGACAAGGGCACTCACGCTGTCAATCAGGAGAACGCCACCTGGGCAACTCTTGAGAAACCGCCCGCCGATGTCTAAGAAATCTACGCTACTTAGCAATCTGCCCTTTTTAGACTCGATGAAATAAAGATGCGGCTCGGTGTACTTGAGTCCCTCAATCCCCATAAGGTCCCGCTGACTAAGGCGGTGTTCAACGCTCAGAATCATGACCGGTCGAGACCCGTTTTCGGGCTTTTGGCACTCGGCCAGGAAACTCAGGGCCGTAACACCCTTGCCGGTCTTCGGCGGCCCGGAAATGGTCACGAAAGAGCCATCCGGACATCCTTTTACCTTCGTGTCAATTCCCGGACTAAAAGGAATAATGTTCGGCGGGTTTTCAAGCAGGAACTGGCCCGGTCGGATAATGCCGGCTCCGTACTCCTTGTCGACCTCAGCGATAAGGCGAGCAATCTCGGACGACACACTGCTATCAGGCTGAGACTGGGTTTTCTTGGCCATTTTCTTGTCTCCGAGGGTTTGCGTCCGCTACTTTTCGACACCACTCAATAAACTCGTCTTGACCGTAGTCGAGTTTCATCATGTTGATGTCTTTATGGACCCATTGGACATTGCCTATGTAATAACCATATTCTGAGTTAATTCGGTCAAGAGATGCGGTTATATTGTCATACCGGTATGAGCCAAATGAAATAGGTTGCTTGGTCAGGGCACAAAGCCCTCCTTGTGACTCGTAAAGTTCCCATAATTCTTGAATTGTGACCCGGAACTCCAACCCGCGAGTTTCCGCACCTTTCTGTATGAAAAAGAAGGTAGTCCGCGATATTTTTCCATATCCTCGCCAATTGACGTTTTCTTCTTGTTGCTTTCCCAGATTACAAGGTCGACAGTAGGTGGATTTGCCTCTTCGAAGCTGCGAACCCATCACCGACCACTTTTTGCCACATTCATGACACAAGCAGATGAACTTGAACCCCTTATATTTTATGCTTCGGGGTCTTGAGTCGAACTTTATCACCTCCCACTTGCCAAACCGTTCTCCCTCCCGAAGCATGTACTTTTGGGCTCGTTGTTCCTTTCTTGCGCAGCTTCTGCACTGGCTACTTCGCCCCTTGACAATGATATGTTTATAAACCGAAAAGGTTTTTCCACACGGAGTGCAAATACACAGGTATTTTATGCTTCCGCGGCTCCCTCTTACTGGGTCGACCTCAATAACTTTCCATTTGCCGTAAAGACCTCCTGGGACCAACGGCTTTCTCTCACCCTTCATCCAGCCGCTCCAAAATACTGCGATTCAACACAAAAGGTGGCCTGATACTTTTTAGGTTTTGAACCGGTGGTTCAGGAATCACTGGCTCGGCCGGTTGGTCCTGTCGTAGCCGCTCCGCGACATCCAATTTGTGTTGTTCGGCCTGAACGAGCGGGTCGAACCAGGGGGCCGCCAGCGATAGTACCTTTTTGCCCTCTTTCGACCTGAGAGCCGCCGAGATGGCCCGGGGCGAATAAAGTCGCAACAGGGCGAGTGCCGCCCTCAGTTGCTGTTTATAACAGCGTTCCCAAATCGTTTTGTATTGCGGGTGTGACCAGAACTTCGGGGGCAATTCTACGTTCTTCGAACGGGCTTGGCGAGCACACAAGAACTCTGCCAACCAGTGTTCTACTTTAACCTGACCTGCCCCGAACTGGCTTTCGTATCGTGCCTCATCTGACACCTGCCGCCTCCCGGATGTCATCGGGGATTTTGATGGCCTCGCAGTCTAGTAGAGCATTTAGTCGCCACGAAAAACTGACGAAGGCCATTTGCCACTTCTGAGGCTGAAGCCGCAGGCGAGGCCGTGTCGCAGACACATGTCCGTTCAGCACCCGCCACGGCGTCAGTTCTTCAATTTCCAGCAACAACATCTGGTTGTCGACATCTTTGACGACTCGCTTCGCTTCTTCGGTCCAGGCCAACCCGAACCGGCGGTCGACCGCGTCCTTGAAACCCTCTTCGACCCTCCGGTATTCGGGGCCCAGCTCCCGCTTCAGGGGAGACGTGATGTCTTGGCCCAAGAACTCGTGGGCATCGTGCAGCAAAAAATGAAGGGCGAACCCGGGCGGAGCCAAGAACGAGCCGACCGTGCTGTGCTGGGCCACGCTGTACGGGTCGCCGACCGTCATACCGTTAAAGCGGGGGATGCGGCTGAGCCCGTACGCGATGTCGAACGGCTCGATGTCCTCGGGCCGAGGGTCGCCCAACCAGAAGCGGCGGCCGGAGACGGTGGGTATCCAGTGACCCTGGCGGGTCTCGTCCCCTTTGTCGTCTTCGTACTCATCGAGTGCAGAGCGAAGGACTCGGTCGAGATGGGCGGCTTCCCCGCCGTCGAGCCCCCAGTCGTCGTCGGAGTCAACTGACCTCAGCAACTTCTGCCGAAGGCGAAACACTTCCAGGTATTCCTGGTCCGACTTGATATGCATTGGCGGCTCCGCCCGTTCCGGCAGGGAAGTCAATCAGGGTGTCACGGTGCGTACCTATATAATAGTGTCTTAAACAGGGTTGGTCAAGAGGGACTCCCCGACACCCTGCTCGTCACCCACATCTCGCTCTTCCTGCCGGAAAAGGACGAGTTCGGGCACGAAAAAGATAGACACCTTGACCTTGTTCACGGCGGGGTCCAGATAACCCACCGCGAACGTGCCCCGGGTGACCTGCTCGTGCATGTCCGACCAGACCCCGGGTCGGACCAGGTAGCCGGCGGCGTTGCGGGGCAGGGCCTCGACCGTGTTCGTGCGGAACCGGAGCCGGACCGTTCGGACGGTCAGACTCCGAGCCTCGCAATAGAGCTTGAGCCGACCCCAAGAATTCGGCAGCCGGTCGTCGTCCCCGATGGCCAGCGTCCCGTCTGACAGGTCGGCTTCCCACCGGGCGTGGGTAAGCCAGCGGGACCGGGTCCAGTCGTCTTCACCAATTACCATGGTTCGCTTCGCTCACCGCTCTCGCAGTTGTTTCGGTGCCGGATAGGTTTAAAAACCGGGGAATGCAGTTACCCGCGAGCAATTTGGTTCTTAAACCGCTCCATAAACACCTCGCCGGGCTTCTCCTCCGGCTTCGCCCCGAACGGGCTCGTGCCGGCTTTGATATCATCCTGGAGGCTCCTGCCTCCAGTCATGGCGACAATGTTTGCGCTCTTGTCGTTGGCCGACCCGACCTGGAACCCCTTCATTCCGGCCTCTCGCCGCTGTTGGGCCCGCAGTGAGTCCACGTCGATTTCCAGCTCCTTGAGTCGGTCCTGGACCTGTTTCACGGGTCGCTTCAGGGACTTGGCCAGGTCCTTCTCGGGGACCGTCGCATTGTTACGAAGGTAGAAGTCCTCGACTTCAGTCCACTTCTTCGCCCGCGTGGCGGGCTCAGATTTCGCTGCCTTTTTGGTGCGGGACGCACCCCCCTTTGGAGTAGTCATTAAGAGCCCAGCCTTTCCGCGTGCCGCAGGTGAACAGGATTGGAAGTGGTCAGAAACTGGACGTACGCCAGATACGAGTCTTCGGGAACCGACACGTACTCCCAGCGGAGCCGGCCGCTTGAGCGGTTCTGCCCGGTCAGCTCCGCGGGTGAATCCTCGAGCACGTTAAAAAACCGCTTGTCGCCCATCGTGCTGCGGCGGACAAAGTACGCGAACCCGCCGCGGTCCTGAAGCGGGGTGGCCTTCG